TTTGTCCCCCACAGAAAGGATATCAGTTGTATGTGTATTTCCGGTGACGTACAAAATATTGGATCCAAACTCATCTACAAATAAGTTCGACCCCACATCGAGTGTATGTGTCGGAGTCACATTCAAAATACCCACATTGGATTCTGTGAGGACTCGACCGTATACACGTACATCGAGTGATTCCGAATCCCTGGGAATTATCGTAGACCCATATGAACTACTCTCGGTATACGCGAGTACCAATTCACTCGATCCTTCGCGGAACCCGATGGCGATATTAGAATTTGGGCGATACATGATTATACCGATATCCGAAGAGACGTTATCTTTCCCAAGTTCTATGATTGGGTCTTTCACTATTGTGTTCACGGTATTGACTGTCGTGAGTGCACCATTCACTGTCATATTTCCATCCACCACCAAATTATCTTGAATGTACGTGTTTCCCAAAACTGTGAGAAGATTTGACCCGTTTATATCTACATTAAATGTTGAACCTACGTCGAGTGTGTGTATGGGTGACCCATTCGCTACACCAACATTAGAGAGTGTTGTGACAGATGTCACAGTGTCATTGAACGATACCGTGTTCGAAGTGACATTACCGTTAATCACGGCAGCCTCGAGTGAGAAATTGAGAATATCTTCTGCGACGGCACCAGAATCCATCACCTCTTTCGTCACTTGATTATATGCGAGGACGGTGATGTTTCGATCGGATAGATCCTCACGAATACGTAATGGTGTCATGTACACAGAATTTGTAAATTCTATGTTAAGTTGTGCATCACTCGCATTGAACACGATCGTATTTTCCGCCTGGTCTTCGGTACAATTTTTACCGAACCTAATCTTGGTTGAACGTTCAACCGTCGGCAAGTTCTTGACCATTTAATATAGAATGTCATTTTAATTTGCATAGAGGAGACCCGCCATACCGTTCTCGATACGTAAGATGTTGTAGTTTACTGCATATATAGGGTCGTTGATAGGTAAGTCCTCACTCATAATCTTGGCTGATGTTAAGCGACTGAAGTTGAGTGTACCTGTAGGTTGTAGGGAACTCGTGGAAAGACAGAAGCAATAGAGAAAGAAATCTGGAGACGTTACAAAGTTCGTATGATAATAGCTCGTGACATCAATGAAATGTGGTTTACCCCACTTATAATTAGCGACATCGAGACCATTGATGTTCAATTTAATTTTATTTGTTGGAGACGTTAAGGCCCCATCTGTGGTCGTATCTGATGACGCGAGATACTTCACTGGGTGACTAAATGTCAGATCCTGAACAAGTTCACCCGATGCGATATTCTTCTGCACTTGGGTAATCAAAAGATCATGTTTCCGCGAAGCGATGCTCCCACGTTCTTCGTTATCGAGATAGTAGTAATTCGCATAACACTCTACGTTGTAATTGGCAGCTGCATTCGCCCATTGGATGCGGATCTCTACATTGTGGTAATTCAGGGCTACAAGTGGTAAAGCGCATTGTGGGCCTTCACAGAAGAAGAAACGGAGAGGGTAAAAATACGAGCGAGCGCTCACACCCGGGTGTGTACCATTCGCACTTTTCGAAACATTCTGAGCGAACGTATCAATAGCGATCTTTTCAGTGAAGATGGCATCTTGACTGTCCACAAGAGACCCACCAATATAGAGTTCTACTTTATCGATGATGGTACCCCAATTGGATGTATCAAGGGCTTGTGCGGTATCGTCTATTGTGAAATAGACATACCCGAGAAGGTCGCCAGATCGTTCGAATTGAACACTGGACATTGAATTGTTTTTCACTGCTCCATGGATTGTTTGCTTTTCGATGGATTGTGAAAAATTAGCATGTCTTTTGAATGTTGAACTAAAGAAAGATATTTCGGGATTACCCACGATGTATTCATCCTGGGCACCGATAGCGATCAATTGAACAATCCCAGCGGACATGGTATACTACTCTAAGGGGAGAAAATTACAAATTTAGTTTTCTACACACAAAACGAAGGACTAAGAAGTTTTTATCACCGGCACCCGCACGTTCGATAGTCTCACCATCTTGGTTACGGATAGTTACCGTGAGGCGGTCAAGGCGGCGAATGGGGTCAATATATTGTGTCGCTATCGAGTACTCATCCCGGAAGTTCACAACCGCACCGGGAGTACCAGTGGTCGACAGACTCGCAAAAGAACCTCTGATCATACTCAAAGAGGCTTGTCCATCGTACACGTTCGAGGCGCGGTCAGAAAAGATGGAGTCTAACTCTTTTATGGACACATAGCAGTGTTCAGTGTCCGCAGATGTATTGATACGAGCGGTGAGAAGTTTAGCCTGAACAATATTCTTTAGGGGCTGACTGAGATAACACGTGAAAGTATTGGCACTATCTTGACCAATGGTGTCAATAGTCACAGTATGATACTCATAATTGAGATCGGGAATAGACTCTGTGGGTGAAGTGATCAAAGCCATTTATAGTACACTTAGATTAAAGATCCACCGATTCCATCCTCAATCGCATACCCAGCGTGGTCGGCGACGAGTTTTTGGGCACCACAGAGACCACCTGGGGTCAATGACTTAGTGTAGGCACTCCCATTCTTGTAACCGGGGGTGCAATCCATCTTATTCTCCAGGTCAAAAATGGAACCTTGACTGATGGGGGTAATCTTGATTGGCCTGGCCTGGTAAGCGCTGGTATCACGGAACATCATGAGTGCGACGATGATGAAGAACAATACACCGATGGAAGTGAGAGCGTTTCGGTTAGCCTTGTTAAGGTTGAACATTTATTATGTACGTAGATTTTTTTAAAGTGCGTTAAAGGTATTTTTTTAGTTTCCATATAGAGAGTAGATGGACGAAGAAATCGTACTCGACCGTGGAACCACAAATGTGATGAAATTAGACGCAGATGAGCAGGCACTCATGGATGAGATTGAGATCTCAGTTCCTCGCCACAGACCTGTACCGCGACCCAGTCAAACCACATATCGTCCACAACCCCAGCAACACCAAGAGGCTATGGATGCTTTTGTGAACCCCAATAAACAATCGGCTCCTCAGCAGCAGACACAAGATGAAGAGATCGACTATGGTGAGGAGTTATATGACGATGAGCCTATGGGTCCAGGTCCCCAGGAAGATCAACCCTCGAAGGGATACACATCAGTGGATGAGGAGAAGGCTGATTTACTCAATAAATTGACTCGTCTGGAGAAGAAGGGATTCACCGTGAATAAACGACTGACTGCATACTCTAACGTGGATGAGCTCCGGACAGAAGTGAAGCGGATTACCTATAGCATTGATGTGGAGCAGTCGATCCGTTTCTCTCGACGAATGCTCGTGGCGTGTGTGACCGGTCTCGAGTTCCTCAACAAGAGATACAACCCCTTCGAGATTCAGCTTGAGGGTTGGTCTGAGTCTATCATGGAGAATACCGACGACTATGACGGTGTCTTTGAGGAGCTTTACGTAAAGTATCGCTCGAAGGTCAACGTTGCCCCCGAGGTGAAGCTCATCATGATGTTGGGTGGTTCTGCGATGATGTTCCACCTAACGAACAGTATGTTCAAGTCCGTTATGCCCAACATGAATGATGTCATGAAACAGAACCCAGATTTAATGAAGAATATGATGGCGGCTGTGCAAAACACGACCAGGGCTCCCGGTGGCCCGGCAACCGATGCTCCCGTGGGTGGTACGGGTAACTATGAAATGCAGGGTCCCGGACTCGACATCTCCAGTCTCATGGGTGGTATCATGATGCCACCCGCACCCCCAATGAACACCACTATGGGAGGCGCTCAAGAGAGTGTACTCGACGACGACGATATGTCTGATATTATGTCCATCTCAGGGGACTCAACTGGTGGTGAGGTCAAGGAGGTGAATGTGAGTGCTTCCAAACCCAAGCGAACCAGGCGAAAAAAGAAGACGGAAATTAATCTCTAATTACTATATAAATGATAGCGTATTGTCCGCTGGAGGAACTGGACCCTCCTATCCGACAGCCGAAGCCTGTCGTGAAGTCTACGATTGAGGAGGTACAGCCTCAGATCGGTCGCGAAGAAACTGAATTGAATTACGTCATCATGGCTTTCATTGCTGGCGTTGTTATACTCGCCGTCTCTGATACCATCAGGGCGTAAATGTGTGTATTTAATCTACCGTGGGGTTTTCATCCCTCATAGTAAATTTAATAACCGAAATTGGAAACGAGCGCAGTACCCCCAAAATCATCTGGATTGTTCGGGCTCGGGTTATTTGTATATATACCAATCAATTTTCCATTTCTGGATGATATGAGTTCTACATGTATATCATATGAATACTGACGATCGGCCGATGGATTATCTGGTTTTAGTATGATACCCTTGGTACCGACAATCACATTCGTGTCCCATGGAGATTGATTATTTCCACCGAATAAGTTTTTCGTACCCACTGTGATGACTTCATCTTGAGCGGATGTAGACTCATCATGTGTACCACCTTGAACCTCGAGAATGAGTGTACTCATGTCACGATACGTTACTAGACCACCCGGTTCCGTTTGACCATCTATCACCCTTAAAATCGATACGATTTTCGCGTAGAATGACCCATTTCCAAATTGTAGTTGAATATCCTTGGACGCACCATCACTACGTATGATTGTACGCGAATATTTCTTACACGCCACTTGATTGGATCCAGATATAAACCCACCACCTACCTGAAGCGCCGTGTTCGCCGTTTCACCACCCAAATCTACTGCCACTTGGTTACCCAAATCGATCTTACCGTCGATACTGAGGTCTCCCGTGACTTCAAGGTTACTGTTGATGATCATTTCGTAGGATACTGGATTAATATACACATTACCGGAAACGTCGCATAGAATATTGGATGTCCCACCAGTTGTCTTAATTTCTATGATGGCATTACTCGTCGTGGAACTCTCCACTCGTGAAACACCGTTATATACATGGAATTTTGTGGCAGGTGCGGATGTACCCACACCTACATTACTCGTATGAATCACATGGAGACCATCCGCTTCGGTAGCGTTGTTCATTCCACCCAAAGTGATACCGTGAATCGTTCCAGATTGACTATATCCCCTCACATAGCCACCGTATGTGTCATTTGTGTTTAGGATAATACCAGTCTTCGTATTCGTACCGGGACTTTGGAGTTTGAGCATATCTACATCTGTAGTTACACTCGAATACACATGAATATTAGCAGTCGGTGTAGTAGTTCCTATACCAAACATACCATCTTTTGTAAAGCGTGCATATTCCGAACCACTTTGACGAAAGACGAGACTAGACGCTAAACTATCTATAATACCGATACCACCAGACGCCGCCGTTGAGAAGATATCCATCACACCGGTACTAATTTTAGACCCCTCCGCGAATGAGAAACCACCTTCGACATAAAGACGGGAGTTACCACCGGGGTCTGTACTAGTTCCTACGAGTACACGGTCTTTGTTTACAGTCAAAAGTGCACCAGCACCTGGTGCATTTTCAACGAGAGTATCGATTTCTGTTTCGTCCAGACCTGTACTGTCATAGGTTTGGAATATATGAACTGGTGCGATAGAACGAATTCGATCGGGACCTGTAACACTTGAAAGTTCACCCTCGTTACCCTTGAAGATTAGGAGTTCGGATTTACCATCACTATTATATAATCTTTCCAACATGAAAGTATTATTAGTTTGATCTGTATCGACACCACCGAATGTGAGTTGGTTTCCTATGATAACATTTCCACTTACTTCAAGTTTAGCCCGAGGGGTGTCTGTACCTATACCCACGTGACGAGTTAAACCGT